GCGGTCGGCCGTATCGACGGCAAGCGCACACCTGCAGGGCGCTACACCAACCACAGCAAGACGCCAAACGCTGAAATGGTCCGCGCTGACGACGGCGACATTTACCTTTTCTCGTTGCGACCTATACGAGGGTGCCGCGGCGGTCAGCTTGGTGAGGAGATTACCGTGGACTACAGACAGGCGCTAGCCGTAACGCTAGGAGGCAGTTGATATGTCAGGTATTGCAGCGGCCGTGATCGGCGGCGGCGCCTCGCTTGTCGGCGGCGCAATCAGCGCATATGGGGCCAGCAGGGCGGCCAGAACGCAGGCGCAGGCGGCTCAACAGGGGCTCGACGCGCAAGAGCGCATGTTTCAGCGCCAGGTCGAGCTGCAGGAGCCGTTTCGGCAGACTGGCCTAACCGCGCAGAACCAGTTGTTGACGTTGCTAGGGATGCCGGGTGGCGAAGCTGGTTCGGCCGAATACGGTATGGCAACGCGGCCGTTCGGTATGGCCGACTTCCAAGCCGATCCCGGATACGCTTTTCGGCTTCAAGAGGGTTTGCAGGCGCTGGAGCGATCGGCGGCGGCACGCGGCGGACTGATGTCTGGCGCCACTGGTAAGGCGCTGACGCGCTACGGCCAGGAGGCCGCGTCGCAGGAGTACATGAACGCCTTCAATCGCTATCAGGCGGAGCGCGCGGCGCGGCTGAACCCGCTACAGGCGTTGCTCGGGCAGGGCCAGTCAGCCGCCAACACGTTGACGGGCGCGGCGGGTCAGATGGGCCAGAACCTCATGCAAGGGTATGGCAATCTCGGCCAAGCACGCGCATCGGCTTACGTCGGCGGCACGCAGGCGCTGCAGCAGGGGCTGCAGGGTCTGTCGGGTGCGGCGCAGATGTACAGCTCCAATAAGATACTGCAACCGCTGATCGAAGACATGTTGAGACGGCGAGCGGGGACCACGTAAATGGCGGATTACGGACTTGCGGCTCAGATCGGACGCGGTGGTGGCGGCGGCGCGGTAGCGCAGGTCGATCCGCTCAACCGCATGACGCAGATGATGAAGCTCCAGAACCTGCAGCAGAACATGATGCTGGCGCAGGAAGCGGAAGCGCGGGCAAAAGGAATGTTCAATCTGCAGAAGGAGCAGATTGGGCAGTCCATGAACATCCAGCGGGCGCAAGATGAGCGAGCGCGCGCTATGCACGTTCCGGGTCTCGACTTGGCGCGAGCACAAGCTACCGCAGCCCAGATCGCGGCGAGAAAAGCCGAAGTAGACGAACAGACAGCAAATAAGGTGTGGGAAGTCTACCAGACGGTGGACGACCCTTATAACCCCGAGTTCCTCAAGAGTTTTCGCAAGGTAAACCCCCGGGCCGCCAGCAAGCTAGAGGAGTTGAAGGTTGCGCGGGACAATGCGGTATCCGCTGCTAATAAGAGCCGCGTTGAAGCGCAGACGGCGCAATTTGGCATGAATAAAAGCTTGGCCGGGTTTTTGACGGCTATCATGCCGACTATCAACGATCAAGCAACCTATGCGCGTGCGCGGGGCCTACTCCTAGAAAATAATCCAACCCTGCAGGTAGGGGCCATCCCCGAAGAATACACGCCGGAGAACAAGAAGTTGTTTTCTGGTGTGCTAGACCGTCTCCGTTCGATGGAAATCAAAGTGCTTTCGTCAGGCGATATTGTCGGCATTGATCCGATCGCTGGGACCATGCGGTATCTCACCGAGGAAGGCACGTCGCAGCCGGTCGCTATGCCAACCACACGCGCGGAGGGGCCGCCCGCGACGACAGTCGCCGAGGCGCCAAGGGCTGCGGCGCCGCCTAACGCGATGGCCGGGCCGCCCGTTCAACCTCCGACCAATGCCATGGTTACGTCTTTGACGCCGGGGCAGCGACGTGCAGCGGAAGGAGAGAAAGCAAAAACGATAGCAAGAGAACAAGGAGAACGAGTAGTAAAGGCCGGCGAGGAAGCGGATCAGATAGACTACGCTCTCGGCGAGATAGATAAGATCACCAAACTCATCGGAGAGTCTACCGGAAGCGGTCTTGGCGCGAGAGTGGACGCAATAGCTAGGTTCTTTGGCATCGCCCTGCCGGGCGCCGTAGCGATTGCAAAGTTGCAGCCAGAAGCCGACATACTACTCAAGCGGGTGCCACGATTCGAAGGTCCGCAGTCTAAAGAAGACGTAGCCTCGTATCAGGACGCCGCAGGCCGCGTGGCCGATCCAACGATCACAAGGGCGGAACGCATTGCGGCGGTGCAGGAGATCGAGCGGCTTTTGATGAAGCGGCGCGATCAGATCGCGGCGTCCGGCGCCGCAAAGCCTAGGGTTCCGAAGCCGGAGACTGGCGTACAGCGGATCGACCCCATAACGGTCAGGGCGCCCGACGGCACAACCGCACGTTTCAAAACTAGCGAGCAGGCGGACATATACGAGCGAGAGGCCGCGAAAATGCACAGGCAAAAGGACGGGCGGTAATGGCGGATTACGGCGAACTTGCTCGTAAGCTGGGCGGCACGCCCGTCGGCAAGACCGGCGGCGCCGTCGATTACAGCGCGCTAGCCAAGGAATTAGGCGGCGAGGAGTTCACGCCGCTCACGTCCGTTCCGGGTCAGACTATTGCAAACTTGCCTGCGAGCGCGGCTAAGCACGCAAAAGGTTTCTACGAGGCGGTTACTAGCCCCGTACAGACCGCAAAGACCATAGCTGACGTGGTGGCGGGCGGGGTCCGCGCCGGCGCTAAGCAGGTGCTGCCAACAGCAGTATTTAACTTTATTGACCAGCTAGACAATCCTGAGACCACCCAGCGAATTACCGCTACGGCAAACGCGGTCGGCGGTGATTACGCCGAAAGATACGGCTCTTACGAGGCCATTAAACGCACACTGGCTACCGACCCGGTGGGCTTCATTGGCGACTTGGCCATGCTGCTGACGGGCGGCGGGTTGGCCGCAGCGCGCGTAGCGCCCACAACCGCAAACGCGATGATGCGCGCCGGCGCCGCCATCGACCCGCTGAACGCAGCTTTGCGCGTCGGCGTCGGCAGCGCCAACGCGATGCGGACCGCAACGCAACAGGCCCGCGCCGTAGCTGCGGTCGTGCCGGACGCGCTCAAGTCAACGTTCGATCCGAACACCGTCATCCTCAACCGTCTGGGACAAGACCCGGCAGCGATGGCGGCGGCGTTGCGCGCTACGCAAGACCTGCCGGTCACACCCGGCGCGCCCGCGCCTACGCTCTCCGAACGGCTCATCGAGGGTAGGGCGCCCAGCGCCCAGGTGGCGGCGCTAGAGCGCGGTATGGCGTCTTCGCCGGAAGTTGCACAAGAACTCCTCTTGCGCCAACGGCAGCAAGCCGCGGCTATCCAAGAACAGCTCACCCGCGTCGAGAACCAAATTAGGACGCAGGCAGCGGCGTTGACGCCGGACGAACTGGGTAATCTTAAGCAGGTGCGTGACTCGCTTCTGCGCTCGCTGGCAGAGCAACAGAAGTCGCTCGCCGGCGCGGGTCAAGCCGTGGCCGAAGGATTGCCGACGGTACGTCAGGCCGAAGTCGGCGGCGCCATCCAAGAGCAGGCGCGGGCGGGACTAGAAGAACTTAAGCAGACGGAGATACGCCCTGCGTTCGAGAAAGCGTTCGCGGCGGCTCCAGGCCCGAGCATTGACCTGTCGGGCGCGCTGGGCACCGCCCGCGAGCTGATCGGCGACCTCGGCAATGTGGTCGATCCTAGCCGCGTGTCGCCCGGCGTCCGCAATCTGCTCCGCGTAGAACCTAAGCCGACGGGTGGGTTGCCGCCGCTCCCGCCGATTGTGTCGCTGGAAGACTTCCAGTCTATCCGTAGTGCGCTTCTGAAGCAGTCGCGCGCTGTCCGTGAGGCCGATCCGGTTCGCGCGATGAACATTGACCGCGTCGTCCGCGAGATGGACGCCGCGTTCGAGTCGTCGTCGATCCCACAGGCCGCGCGGACCCAGTATGAAACGGCGCGGGGTCTTGTCAGCGAATTGCAGGTGCCGAAATACGGGACCGGCGAGACCGCCATGGCGCTGGGTAAAGGCCCGCGCAACATGCCGAAACGGCTGCCTAGCCAGCAGGTCGAAGGGTTCCTCAAGACGGAGGAGAGCGCGGCGCAGTTCGCGCGGACGTTCAAGGATGACCCTGCGGCCGTGCAGTCTATGCAGCAGGGTGTGCTCGATCTGTACCGCCAAGACGTGGTGAACCCCGTCACGGGGCTCGTGGACCCGCGCAAGGCTGCGGCGTTCGAGGCCAAGTACGCGCGGCAGCTCGACACGCTAGAGGCTAGCGGGCTGAGCGTCAAAGGCACGCTTGGGCAGGTCCGACAGGACGCAACGAAAGCTCAAACGGCGTTGGACGCGCTGGCGACAGAGACCAAGAAATTCAAGGGCGCCAAGGACGCTGCAGGCGTTGTAGACTTGGCGTTGAAGTCGCCGATGGACATGCAGTTCGTGCGTGACCGACTGTCACCTGCAGCGCGAGAGGCGTTGGGTGGTGAGCTCATTTCGCGCGTCACGTCCGCAATTGACAAAGGCGATCCGGCGGCGGCGCTGAAATACCTCAAGCAGAACGAAAAGGCGCTCAAGGTTGGTCTCGGCAAGAAGGGGGCGCAGACCTATGACGAACTCGTCCGCGTAGCCAACTTGCAGGAGGAGTTCGCTAAGGTATCGGCGCAGGCTCCGAAAACGGAAATCGTGACGCCCGTGACGTTGGCCCGCGATTACACTCCGGCAGAACTGACCGATCTTCAGGTCGTGGTCAACGATCTGAAGCGTATGCGGCAGGTTGAGGAGCTGGGCACGCCGCCGGACGTTGCGGCTAAGCGACTGGGCACAGAGGGGGCCGAGGCGATAGGCGCGCGTCCGCAAGACTGGCCCGCTTTCTTCAACCCCATGTACACGTCGTTCAAGAATGTGGCTAAGAAAGCGCTCGAACGCTTGGACAAGAAATCCGTCGCCGCGTTCATGGACCTAGCAATCAGAGACCCTGACAAGCTGATCCCCATGCTGGAAGCCGCAGCAGCTAAGAAAACGGCGGCGGCTGCGCGAGTGCCGCCTAAACGTCTAGAAGCGCCGACGGTGCTCGGCGCGCCAATCGCAGCAGCGGGCGCGCTTCAGAACCGGATGACTGAGCAAGAGAACCGGAACGCTATGGCGCGCTAAGACGTTATGAGGGCGGAAATGGACGTGCAGAGCATTATAAACGTCGGCGGCGCCGTGATCCTTGCCGGCATTGGCTGGTTTGCACGTCAGCTCTGGGACGCCACGGAGCGTCTGCAGCGCGATCTGCACGCCCTAGAGGTTGATTTGCCCAAGAGCTACGTGAACAAGAACGATCTCGACAAGCGCATGAAGCACATCGAGGATATGTTTCAGCGCATCTACGACAAGCTAGACGGGAAGGTGGACAAATGATCATGCACGGCGACAAGCCCGTCGACACCATCTTCATTCACTGCGCCGCGACCCGGCCCGAATGGATGAGCCGTTCGTCGCTGGCCGACAAAGTCGCCGAGATCACCCGCTGGCACAAAGAGCGGGGATGGACGACAATCGGCTATCACTGGGTCATCGACCGCGACGGGCAGGTCGCGCCAGGCCGCCCCGAGGATATGGTCGGCGCGCACGTCGCCAACTACAACCGAGGCTCGATTGGCATCTGCCTGGTTGGCGGTCACGGCGCCAACGTGTCCGACGAGTTCAGCAAGAACTTTACCGATTTGCAGAACCGCGCGCTGCGGAGCCTGATCTCCGACATCAAGAAGCGGGCTAACATCAAGTACGTGCGCGGGCATAGCGAAGTTGCCGACAAGGCATGCCCCGGCTTCAACGTCGGGCGCTGGCTGACGCGGCAGTCGCCGAAGCCGCCGCTGACGGCCAGCACGACGGTGCAGGCGTCCGCAGTGCAGTTGGCGTCCGGTGCGGCGGGCGCGGTCACCGCTGTCGGTGTGCTTGACGGTAAGGCGCAGATCTTTGCCCTAGCACTCTGCGCGGTCGTCGCTGCGGCGGCGGCGTGGATCATGCGCGAGCGCATCCGGCGCTGGGTACGGGAGACGCACGAATGATTCCGGCTTTGCTGCTATCCAGTGTCGGGCGCTGGACATCCGGCGCGCTGGTCGCGTTCTCGCTCATCGGCGGCGCGTATGCGTATGGATACGTTAAGGGTCGCAATTACGAACGGCTTGTTGCCGCAAGCACGGAAGCGGAAAGGGTCAAGAATGCGGTTCGCTCTGGCGACGATGCTCGCGCTAACCCTGACCGGGTGCGCGAGCTGGACAAACGGTTCTGCCGGGACTGCGAGTAGTGCTTGCGCGGTCTGGCCTATAACGCCTTACTCGTCTAAGGACACCCGCGAAACCATCGAGGGGAACCGGCTCAACAACGCCCGGCGCATGGGCTATTGCGGCGACCGATGAAGGAGCAATTGATATGAGCGACATTCACCCGAAGCCGACCGAGTTCTCCGACGATGAAGTGGCTACTGACCACATCTTGCGGTTTTTTCACTACTCGCACCTGCCCGCGTCGTTGCAGGTGCGTTCCAAGCCGTTCTGCGATTTGGCGCGGAACATCATCGACACCACACCGCGCAATGCCGAACGCACAGTAGCGCTTCGGAAGCTGCTTGAAGCAAAGGACGCTGCCGTCCGGGCCGGGCTATGAGGCACAAGACGATGACGCTGGAGATCAGGCACCAAATCTTGGTCGATACGGAGACCAACGACTACGTGCTTCGCGAGAGGTTCGGTTCGCTGCCGCCGCAGGAATGGCGGCTCGCTACGCTGGACGAAGCCAAGGCGCTGCACGCCAAAAGGCAACAGATGCTCAAGGAATTGGTGGCGTCGATCAGCCGGGTAGCTCGCCACGCCGTCGAAGATGCACGCGAAGTTGACAATCTCAAGGCTGGGAACGCCTGAACTCCAAGAAAGGGTTGGCCAGTTGCCACAGCGCTCGCGCGGCTTCCCGGTCCTCATCTTTGATCCGTGCTGCCGGGCACATGGGCTATTGCGGCGGCCGGTGACCGATTCGTAGCAGCATCTCGCGCCGTTCGCGTTGCGCGCGCAGGATCGTAAACCGCTGGTGCAGCCGGACCAGTAGCGACTTTCGTTTGCCGACGTTCAGCTCGGCCTCCAGCATGGCGCCGACTTGGCCTTCGTCGAGGCCGTTCAGCCTCTCGTTCAGCTCCCGCCAACTGACGCTTTCAGCTTTCGTCATCCCTTTAATTCCTCTAACGCCACATCAGAAATATCGCGCTTGTCGCGCAGCGCAGCCCATATGCGCTCGTCTATCGTTTTATTGCAGATGAGCAGATAGCACCACACATCTTTTTGCTGCCCGCCCCGGTGAAGCCGTCCGACGGTCTGCTCGAACAGTTCCAGCGACCACGGTAGCGACAAAAACACCATCTTGTTGCCGCCGTGCTGCAAGTTGAGCCCATGCCCAGCGCTCTTAGGGTGGATCAGCAGCAGCTCGATCTTACCGGCGTTCCACCGCTCTACAGCCTTCGGGCTGTCTATCGTTTGCGCGTGCGGATACCGGCGCAGCAGTTCGGCGAGCTCCTCCTTGTAGTTGTAAACAACGATAGTGTTGTCGCGCTGGTTCTCGTCTAGGATCTCATCGAGTAGATCGAACTTGTGCGTCGAGAACCACAACGCTTGTTGCGCCGTGACGAACTTGCCGGCGACTTCGGATGCGGTTGTTGAACTGCTATAGACGAAGCCGGATGCCATCTGCTGTAGCTTGTTCGTCACCGCTGCCGCCGATAAAGCCGTGATCAAGTCACCTTCCAGTTCGACAAGAAAGTCTTTCTTCATCTTCTCGTATGGCTGGCGGTCATCGAGGTCGCAACGCATCTCGACCGTGTGCAGCGGCGGCAACCGGTCCTTGTATTCGCCCGGCTCCAGCACGAAGGTGGCCGGGCGGATGGCGTTCATGACGTCCTGAAGCGCGCCTTTGCGCGGCGCCCACTCGCCGAAGTCGCGGTTCACGCAGACGAAGTACTTTTGAAGGAACGCACCCTTCGAGCGGCCGAGCAGTGACTGATCCACGATCTTGCATTGCCCGAACACGTCTTCGAGGCCGTTGGACGTGAACGATCCGGTCAGCCCCCAGCGGATGTTGAACTGTCCGATAATCTTTTCCAGTTCCTTGAACCGTTTACCCGACGGGTTCTTGAGCCGCGTCAACTCGTCGAAGACGATGCCGTCGAACCCCGTGAGCCCCGGCAACGATTGCAGGTTATCATAGTTGGTGACGACGACGTCCGCAGATGACGCGAACGCAAGCGCGCGTTGGCGCGGCGTGCCTACCGCAACGGCCAGCTCGATGTTCGGCGCCCACTTCGGTGTTTCGACAGGCCACACGTCTGTGCACACGCGCTTCGGCGCCAGCACCAGCCATCTCTTCACGTGCCCGTCGGCGAGCATGGCCGCCATGGCCGTGAGCGTGATCGCCGTCTTGCCCGCCCCAACGGGCGCTAGAATCATGCCTTGGTCTTGCGCGTACAGGAAGTCGGCGGCAGTGTCTTGGTAAGGCCTAAGCTTCAGCACCTGCGATCCACCCGTCTATCTGCTCTTTCGTCCACAAACACGCGTACCGTTGCCCGAGCCGTTCCATTTCCTGCGCGAACAGCTTCTGCAGTGGCGCCAATCTTCCACCCTTGGTCTTCAATTCCACAAACCACGTCGTGCCGTCCGGTAGACACACGATCCGGTCCGCCACGCCGCGATGGTTCGGCGACTTGAATTTGTACGTGACGCCGCCCGCACGGGCGACGACCCACACCAAATACCGTTCGATTTCGGTCTCTCTCATGCTTCGCTGTTTACCATACAGAAAAAGTCTTGCGCAACAGATTTTGTTGCGATACGGTCGGCAAATCAACGGTAATCGGAGCTACCCTAATGGCCGAACATTCAGACATCGTCGGCGGATCGACCGCCAAACGCGTGATAGCCTGCCCCGGGTCGGTGCAGCTCGTACGCCAGATGCCCGCCAAGCCCTCCAGCAAGTACGCCGACGAAGGCACGCTGCTGCACAACGCCATCGCCGACATCCTGCGCGGTGTGAGCTCGGTTCAGGAACTGATCGGCACGAGCTACGCCGGCATCACGCTTGATGAAGACCTGTTCGAGCGCAAGTTGGGTCCGGCTCTGGCCGCGCTGGATGATATCGACCCCGATAAAGAGATGGAGTACGACGTCGAGGTGCGCGTGGGCTTCGGTGATCGGCTGCCCGGCGTGTTCGGCTCGACCGACGTTGTCGGCCGGATCGGTGACCGCGCGGTGATCCTCGATTGGAAGTTCGGGTCGGGCGTCTCCGTTGACGTGGAGGAGAACGCGCAGCTCATGTTCTACGCGGCCGCGTCCATGCGCACGCCGGAGGCGCGCTGGGCTTTTGTCGGCGCGGACGAAGTCGAAATGATCATCGTGCAACCGCCGCACGCGCCGAAGCGGTGGGTGTGCGACATCGGCCGAATCGTGGACTTTGAACGCGAGCTGCTGGCCGCCGTGAAGGTGGCGCTCGGGCCGAATCCGCCGCTCGCCGCGGGTGACCATTGCCGTTGGTGCGCGGCTAAGCCGATCTGCCCGGTTATGACCGGCGCGGCGCAGCGGGCGTTACGCACGGCTATTGCGGGGCTCGATCTCGACAGCATCGGCCAAAGTCTGAAGGACGCCGAACTGTTGGAGCAGTGGATTGCGGATCTTCGCGCGCTGGCGCAACAGGTGATCGAGGAAGGCGCGGCGGTGCCCGGCTACAAGCTGGTGCCGAAGCGGGCCATTCGCAAGTGGGTGGACGACGACGCGGCGCTGGCTGCGCTCAAGTCCGTCGGTCTGGATGACCGGGACTTGCTGGAAACGTCGTTGATTTCGCCCGCGAAGGCTGAGAAGCTCCTCAAGAAGTTCAAACAAGCTTTGCCCGACGGTCTGACCGTCGCGGCATCCTCCGGCACCACGCTTGCCCCGGACAGCGATCCGAGGCCAGCGGCGTTGCAGATCGGGAAGCAGTTGACAGCCGCTCTCGGTAAACTCTCCTAAGATCGAAAGGTAAACTAATGTCCAATATCGTTACGTTTGGTGGCGCTAACCTCCCGTCCGTTGCGTCTCTGGCCGACAACTTGCGGAACCTTAAGTCCGGCGCTGGTGTCGGTCTCGGCGACGTGATCCTGAAGATGGACAAGACCGGCCATTGGGTGTTCGGCGCCGAGCAGACCGAAGTCGAAGATGGCAGCCGTTGGGCCATTAACCCGTTCTCGTTCGTGCATGGTTACATCGCATGGGGTGACGGTGACGTGGTCGGCGAGCGCATGGTGTCGGTGTCGCAGCCGTTGCCAGAGGTAGACGCGGCGCCGCCGCAGGCCAAGCGCGGTTGGGAGACCCAGGTCGGGTTTTCGCTGCGGTGCGTCTCGGGCGAAGACGATGGTCTCGATGCGCGGTACGCCGTGACGTCGGTTGGCGGCAAGAAGGCCGTGCAGAAGCTGGCGCTGGAAATCGCGGCGCAGGTGGAGAAGGACCAGTCGAAGCCGGTCGCCGTGGTTGTCCTGAAGAAAGAGCACTACACGCATAAGAGCTATGGCCGCATCTATACGCCAGTCTTCGAGATCGTCGATTGGCTGAGCATGGATGGTGAGGCCAACGAGCCCGCTGCGGCGTCTCCTCCCGCCGACAGCGAGACAGCCCCCGAGGGACGCCGCCGCCGACGTGGCGCGTAATTAGGGGCTGACGGGCGCGGGCGGGTGGCGTTGGCTCCTTGCGCTGCCCGCCCGCGAACGTCTCTGGAGGGCGTCATGCCTATTCTATTCTGCGATTTCGAGACCCGGAGCCGGTGCGACCTGACGAGCGCGGGCGTCTACAATTACGCGCAAGACCCGAGCACCGAAGTCATTTGCATGTCATACGCCTTCGACGACGAAGACGTGGTGACCTGGCAGCCGGGCGAACCATTTCCCGAGCGTGTCGCGGCGCATCGCGGACCGATCCGTGCGCACAACGCCGCGTTCGAGCGGCTCATTTTCTGGTACGTGTTGGCCCCCGAATACGGCTTCCCAGAGCCTGCGTTGGAGCAATTCTACTGCACGGCGGCACAGGCACGCGCCAATTGCGCGCCAGGCTCACTAGAAGACGTGGGCCGCTTTGCCGGCGCGTCGATGAAGAAGGACCATCGCGGTGCGCAGCTCATCCGGGCGCTGTCGCTACCGCAGGCGGACGGGACGTTCCGCGAAGACGCGGCGTTGCTGGCCGAGATGATCGCCTATTGCGAGCAGGACGTCCGGGCGATGCGCGCCGTGAGCCTCGCCATGCGCGAGTTGTCCGCCGACGAGCTCCACGACTATCACGTCAACGAGCGCATCAACGATCGAGGCGTGCTGGTCGATACGGACCTGTGCCGCGCCGCCGTGCGCTATGCCGAACATGAACTAGACGAGATTCAAGCGATCGTGCGCGAGGTGACCGACGGCGCCATCACCAGCGTGCGCAGCCCGAAGATGCGTGCGTGGGTCATGGAGCGCGTGGGGCCGCAGGCGCTTGCGCTCATGAAGTCTTACAAGGACGGCATAGAGAAGTTCTCGGTAGACAAGAACGCGCGGGCGAACTTGTTGGTGCTCGCCGACGAGAATCCCGACGAGGTGCCCCCGGACGTGGCGGAGGTAATCCAGTGCGCCGATGACCTGTGGGCGTCGAGCGTAGCCAAGTTCCAGCGCGCGGCGGCTCTGGCCGACGTCGAGGACCGCCGCGTGCGCGGTGCGTTCGTGTTCGCCGGCGGATCCGCCACTGGCCGTGCTTCCAGCTTCGGGTTGCAAGTGCATAACTTTCCCCGCAAGTGCGCCGCAGCTCCCGAGGATGTGCGGCACGCCATGGTGCGCGGGCACAAGATCGTGCCGACGTACGGGCGCCGCGTGACCGACGTGCTCAAGTCTATGCTGCGCCCAGCGCTGATGCCGGCAGACGGCAAGGTTCTGGTGGCGGCTGACTGGTCGGCCATCGAGGCGCGCGTCAATCCTTGGCTGTCCGGCCAGGGCGACGACAAGCTGGAACTCTTTCGTACAGGTCAGGACGTCTACAAGGCCAACGCCGCCGCGACGTTTCACGTGAGCATTGACGAGGTGAACAAGGCTCAGAGACAGCTCGGGAAGGTCCAAGAATTGGCGTGCGGTTTCTCGGGCGGTATCGGCGCCTTCGCCGCCATGGGCCGCGTTTACGGCGTCGTGCTGCCCGAGAGCCAGGCTCAGCGCATGGTGTTTGCATGGCGCCGCGCCAACTCGTGGGCCGTGCCGTTCTGGCAGGAACTGGAGGGCGCATACACGCGCGCCATGCGGCACACAGGCCGCGAGTTCACGGCGGGGCGGATCACGTACCTGTTCGACGGGACGCACCTCTGGTACGCTCTGCCCTCTGGCCGCGTGCTTTGCTACCCCTATGCGAGACTTGGACCCGACGGCGTTTCCTACGCCAAGGCGTCGTGGAAACCCGCGGCAGATGCGAAGGAATGGCCGCGTGCGAGGCTCTGGCGCGGGCTCGCTTGCGAGAATGTCACCCAAGCCGCCGCCAACGATCTACTGCGCCACGCGCTGCGCCAACTAGACGCGGAAGGGTTCGATGTAGTGTTGCACGTACACGACGAAATCGTTGTCGAGACAGCCGACGCCGACACCGTCGTCGAGGCCCTGCAACGGATTATGTGCACGCCGCCAGCATGGGCCGCAGGGCTTCCCTTAGCGGCGGAAGCGAGCGTTATGACACGGTACGGCAAGGGTTGAGATACGGAGGGGAGCCGGGATGGATTTCGTAGAATATATCAAGGGGTTAGCTGAAGAAGGGGAGACGGTCTTACTTGTCCGGCAGCGGCCGGTAAGGTCAAACGGCTTGCCTGCATACCATGCGGACGGGACGCCGAAATATACGTGGCCCGCGTTCCTCCCGGAAAGCCAGAAACGCGGCGCGCGCGGCGCTTGGTACATGAACACGGGCTCGTTCATCGTTGACCGATTTAAGGATGGTAAGCCGACCGCGAGTGCCAGCAATTGCGAGTACGTGCTGTGCATGATGTTGGATGACATCGGCACGAAGGCTAAGACGCCGCCGTTGGCGCCGACGTGGATCATGGAGACGAGCGAGGGGTCTTATCAGTGGGGCTACGCCTTCAGCGAACAGCCGACCAAGGGCGAGTTCACGGCGGCCATGCGAGCTATCGCCGACGCGGGATACACCGATCCAGGCGCAACGAATGCCGTCCGCAACTTTCGCATCCCCGGTTCGATCAATTTGAAGCCCGGTCGCAACGAGTTCGCCGCGCGGCTTGTCGAGTTCCACCCGGACCGCGAGTTCACACTCTCCGAAATCTGCAATGCGCTGGGCGTTGTGCCGCGTGATGCCGACACCGCAGCCCCTGTCGCGTTCAAGCTGCGCGATACGGGCACAGATAGCGTGCTCGAATGGCTGAATGGCGCTGGTCTGGTGCTTTCGAGCGAGAACGCAGAGGGCTGGTTGGGCGTCGTCTGCCCGAACCATGCCGAGCACACCGACGGTCAGATCGAGGCGCGGTACATGCCGCTCAATCGCGCCTTTTGCTGCTATCACGCCCACTGCGAGCACTTGGATTCCAGAACGTTTTTGAACTGGGTCCACGAGAACGGCGGACCGAAAGTCGAGCCTGGGCTGCGGGAAGAGCTGCTCACCGAGCACATGGACCGCGCCTTGTCGAAGCTGACGCCGACCGTAGCCTACCCAGACGAGGCGCAGCGTGTCATTGCCGATGTGGAGCGCCGCGAGGCGGGGCGCATCGAGCGCAGTGAGTGGTTCGGGCGCTATGCCTACATCATGGCCGATGACAGCTATTTCGACATTGAAGAGCGGCGCGAATTGAGCCGGCAGACGTTCAACGCGGTCTACCGTCACGTGCCCTGCAAGTCGATCCATACGGGGCGGCGGATTGAGGCGAGCGTCTGCTATGACGAGAACCGCCAAGAGCTGGGCGGTCGCGCGTTGTCGGGCATTACGTTCGCCGCGGGTGAGGATGTGTTGGTGTCCAAGGATGGTGAGGTCTACGCGAACCGCTGGCGCGATGCGCGCCCGAAGGTGGCGAGCGCGAACGACATAACGCCGTGGCTGGAGCATTGCCGCGCCATGGTGCCGGATGAGAACGAACTGAACCACTGCTTCGATGCCATGGCGTTCAAGTTGCAGAATCCCCGCGTTAAGATCAACCACGCGATCCTGCACGGCGGCGACGAGGGCTGCGGTAAGGACACGATGTGGGCGCCGTTCATCTGGGCGGTCTGCGGGCCAGCCAAGAGGAATTTCGGGCTGATCGACAACGAGAGCCTGTCGTCGCAGTGGGGCTATCAGCTCGAAAGCGAGATTCTGGTGCTGAACGAGCTCAAGGAGCCCGACGCGTACGCGCGGCGCCAGCTGGCGAACAAGCTGAAGCCGGTGATTGCCGCGCCTCCCGAGACCATCGTGATCAACCGCAAGGGGCTGCACCCCTACAGCATGTTGAACCGCATGTTCGTGCTGGCGTTCACAAACGACCCGGTGCCGATTTCGATCCCATCACAGGATCGCCGTTGGTTTGCGATCTGGTCGTCCGCGCCACGTATGGACCCCGACCGCGCCGCGCGGTTGTGGCGCTGGTACGAGCAGGGAGGCGGCTACGAGGCGGTTGCGGCGTGGCTGCACGCGCGGGACGTGTCGGAGTTCAATCCGGCTGCGGCGCCCATGTGGACCGAGTTCAAGGCGAGCATGGTCGAGCAGGGCATGAGCATCGCCGAGAGCTATCTGGTAGAGATGATTCGGGCTCGTCGGGGAGAGTTTGCACGTGGCGTCATTGGAGGGCCGTTCCACAACATCTGCGATCGCGTGGCTGGCATGATGCCATCGGGCGTGAAAGTGCCGCAGGCGGCCTTGTTGCACGCCTTGAAAGAGGCGGGATGGCAGGATATGGGCCGCATCGGATCTTTCGACCTGCCGACGAAGCGGCACGTCTACGCCGCGCCGGACATGGCGTTGCATAAGAAATCGGATTTGCGCCGAATGGTGGAGGACGAGCCGCCAAGCGGCAATGTCGTGGGGCTGCGGCGTTAACGTTAACGGCGGCCGTTGGGCCGCCGTTTCCGTTTCACGTCTTGTGTCGTGTGCGCTCGCGCTCATACGCGCGCCAGAGGATCAGCAACAAGCGAATCATGCGGTGGAGCTCTTCGGGCTGTTGCCGATCTCGGGCTCGCCGAGCACGTTCTGCGGATCCGCGCCGATGTCCGGTTCGCGACGTGCCTCTCGCAGGCTCACAGCGAGCTCCACAGGCCAGTCGTCGGGCTCGGGTACCTCTGGTGCCGCCGGCACGTCCGAGGCGTCCTGTGCGGTTCCTAGGGCCTCTGGTGGGGTAATGCGTTGCGACACGAGCCGCGCATATCCTGCGATGTCATCCCAATGGTCTTGGAAGTCGGGTTTGCCGGCCAAGATGCGTCCGATCTTATGCGCGATCATTTCGAGGGCCTCACCTTGCATGGCGTTGAGCCGCAGCCATCCGGGCTGTAGACGCATTACGATTTTGAGCCGCTGCGTGATGTCAGCGTGCACGGCGTAGTCGCCATGCGTGGCGTGGCGGTCGCGCAACAGGGTGTCGATATCTGGTGTCATTCGGTGTCCTTTGCAGTGGTAGCGGCCTCAGCTGCGGCTTTAACGACATGATGCCGGATGGTGCTGTGGTCGCGATTGCACCAGCTCCCGATCAGCGGAAGCGAATATCCAGCTTTACGCAACGCAACATAAACATCGCGGCGCGCGCGCACGAGCGCGGCTGTGCGCGTGGGTCCCGCAACGTCTGCCCACAGGACGTTGTGAGCGGCGAGGATCGGCTCCACGATGGCGCGGATCCGCGGGTTTGGGCGTTCGTGTGCCGACGTGACGCGCACCATAGCCGTTTCGATGGCAGGTATGACGCGCGGTAGCGCGAAAGCTTTGGGCTTGTCGGTTGTGTCGGACATATCAAGCTCCTTTCTGCGCGGCTATGTGGGCGGCGAACACGGCGTCGTACATCTCGACCATGGCGGTCACGCGCGCCAGCATGTCGGGCGCCAGGCGGCCTTGGTGCGCCATAAGCGCGCCTAGACAGGCCATGTAGATGGCCGCGCCTCGCATGGCGTACGTGTCGCGCAGCAGCATATCAGGCGCGTGCACGCCCATCAGGAACCACTTCACGCACAGCGCGCGCGCGACGTGCAGCGTGACGCGATCGCGGCGCATGCCGTACCCCGTGCGCTCCTGGTGCGCCCAACGGTCGAACGTGTAGGCTGTCGAGTGCGCGACAGCCAAACGATAAAACGTGTCGTTAATGTCCTGCTTCTGGCGTTTCGTGAGCGGAAGACGAAGGGTCATAGTTGTATCTCCTATTTGTTCAGGTGGGGTAGTGGAATGGTTAGAGCGCGGCAAACCGTTCCAGAGTGTCGAGGATGATGGCAGTCTCTGCGTGATGGTCGTGATCCGGTCCCCAGTGTTGGCGTGCTTCGGTCATCGTGAAATATCGGCATCCCGCAATCACGCGGCGTTCGCCATCTTCGCAGGGTGCCCACAGGAACGTATATCCATCCGTGCGAACAATTTGCGTTAGTGGCCGGGACACGTGAGCCGAGCCGTACACGTGAGCCGAGCCGGACACGCGAGCCGAGCCGTACACGTGAGCCGCGTCGTACACGCGAGCGTCGCTAGCGACATAGGCGCCGGCAGCTACGTAAGCCGTATCTGCCACCCAACCACCACCATTGGCGTGCTGATGTGCGGCAACAGGACCGTTGTCGTCTCCGAAGTCATAGGTCGCAACATTCATAATAGTTGTATCTCCCATCCATTGAGGTAAGAGAGACGCGAGCGGATGCCGAAACACCCGCTCGCGTCTGGATCACTTGGTGGCCCAATCCGTGATGTGGTCGAGCGCCTGATTGCGCGCGGCCGCGTTGGCACGGGTCGGCATCACAACACCGACGGCCTCGTAGCCCGTGCCGTACGCGAAATCGACGGCCGCTGCGCCGTAGCCGTTGTGCGCGATCACGACGTGGCCGGCTGTCAAGCCCTCGCCCCGCTTGCGCTTGACGGCGCCCTGCAGTAGCGAGCGCGCTTGCGCGAACCGCGCCAGCAGCAAAACGTCGTACGTCGCAATCTCGCCCGAGACTTCCGCCGGCAGGGTCCGGCGATAGTCCGGAAACGAGCCGTCCACGGCCGTGCCGCCGTGTGTGGCGCCGTGGCAGTCGAACGTGATGCGCGGTCCATCGACGGCCAGCGTCGCTACGTTCAACGCTTCGATGCGCGACAGCTTGAGGCGCTTAATGAGATCCGCCGGCACAATCACGGGCGCCGGCAGGGCGCCGGCGTCCGGACGCGGCATCCCGTCGGCGTAAGGCTGGCGCAGCGTGATGAGCATGCGCCCATCGGTGGCCGTCATACGGACATGGTCGCGGGTGAACTCCAACAGCACGCCGATCAGATAGTACGGCGTTTCGTCGGTGCTAACGGCGCACGCAACGGCATGCAGCGCGCGCAAATCGATGGCGCAGGCGTAGGACGAGGCGGTGGCGGTGGAAGTGGTGGTGGTGGTCATGTGCGAGGCTCCCTTGGTTGTCGCAGGTGGGACTGTAAACGATTGCTTTGCATCGTGTCAAGCGTTATCCCCAGTTGCGGCGTTTAGCGCGGCCTTGGAGGGGATAGTCACGGTTCGGCAAAAGTTAGGCTATTGAACGTGCACTGTTTGACTATGGTTAACCGACTGTTATTGTTGGGGTTTTTTGAGGTTAGGTCAAATAGTCATGTTTTTTTTTTAGGTTTAATCGTCTTTATTAACTAATATGTATGCTGATAAGATTAGCTTATGCTAAACGCCCCCGACAACGCCCGCGTTATCCCCACATTCTAGGGTGCGACTTCT